GTGCGAGAGAAGCTGACGGCGCGCCGACTGAACAGCCTGGAAATCACCGGCAAGGAATACGAAGTCCACGATACCACCGTGCCCGGCCTGTTTGTGCGCGTGACGGCGGCCGGGGCAAAGTCCTACGTTGTGACCTGGGCGCGTGGCCGCAAGAAGGCGCTCGGCCGTGTCGGCATCCTGACACTTGAGCAGGCCCGCGAAGAGGCTCTGCAATACCTGAACGAAGCCCGCAAGCACGGCGAGCCGCTGGCAGTCACCCAGGGCCGGCGAGGTGCTCGCACCCCTACCCTGCGCCAGTTCATCGACGACCACTATATGCCGTGGTTCAAGGCCCACCATAAAGGCCACGAGAAGACGCTACACACGCTCGACACTAGCTTCGAGCCGATCATGCACCGCCGCCTCGATGAGATAACCGGCCGCGATCTGGAGCAGATCCGCACCGCCTGGCTCAACGGCGGCAACAAGCCCGCCACCGCTAACCGCAAGATGGGCAGCATCAGCGGAGTGTTCAGCCGCGCCGTGGAATGGGACTACCTGCCCGCCACGCCGCTGGAAAAGGTCAAGCAGCTCAAGGTTGATTCGATTGGCCGTATTCGCTACCTATCCAAAGACGAAGCCAAAGCCCTTAGGGACGCGCTAGACGCACGCGAGGAACGCATCAGGGCAGAGCGTGACAGCGCGAACGAATGGCGCGCAAAACGCGGCAGAGAGGCCTTGCCAGACCTTCGCGCCCTAGCCTTCGCCGACCACCTGAAGCCGATGGTTCTGCTATCGCTCAATACCGGAATGAGGCGCGGCGAACTCTTCAACCTGCGCTGGCATCACGCCAACCTGCAAGCCAAGACCCTGACGGTAGCCGGCGAAGGCGCCAAGACCAACGAGACACGGCACATACCATTGAACGCCGAAGCGCTGGCCACGCTGCAGGGATGGAACGACCAGGCGAGCGGTACCGGCTACATCTTCCCGGGTGAAGACGATAAGCCCATGACGGACGTGAAAACCGCCTGGCTTGAACTGCTGAAGAATGCCGGCATCGTCGGCTTCCGCTGGCACGATATGCGCCACGACTTCGCGTCGCGGCTGGTGATGGCTGGCGTACCGCTGAACACAGTGCGCGATCTGCTGGGGCACGCAGATATCAAAATGACGCTGCGCTATGCGCACCTTGCACCGGATAGCAAGGCGGCTGCGGTGGACCTTATTTAGAGCACGTCGAAAATGTCGTCGAGCTCACCGCTTTTGCGAAGCATATCAGCATAGTCCGGGAAGCTGAGATTGAGCGAGTTGTTCGCCAGGAAGCGCGCGTAGTCACTCAGTAAAGGCCAGTAAAGTCTGACCAGCGCAAGGCTGAGCTTAGGAATTGCCGGGCTTTCTACAACCAGCTCCCGAGCCTTCTTGTCGAACAAATCGTCATCACCAGCAAAGAGCTCGAGATTCTTAAATACCGTTCCGGTAATGACCTGATCTCGGTCATTGAGCGCTGCAGGCTCAATCAAATGCAGCCTTAGTTTGAACAGCTCCTGGTCGTCTGTCCAAACGGCTCTCATAAGCTCGCCCAGCAGAATCCGAGGCTCTCCTTGTTTCGTGAGCTTGTCTTGCCGGATGAAAGCTGGCGGCGCGATCGACTTTCGGTCGAAAGCCTGCTCGAGTAAACCCTCGATAGTGTCTGGAAGGCTCTTCTGCTCGATCGCAGCGAGCACATCCAAGCATGACTTGGCGTAGCCCGACACCCTGACCGAGAGCACCGTCTTCTTTGATCTGTTAGCCATCACTGTCTCCTTAATGGCGCCACAGTAAGCGACGCGAACGAAAGTATCAACACGCACTTGCGCATCATGTTACTTACATCTAGGATGCACACATCTGGCCTAACCCATTCCATTCGCATTCAACCGGCCAGATGGAGAAGACCATGACCCAACTCGCAACACTGCAACCCCTTGCAGTCGGCCCTGAAGAAGCCGCCCGCGCATCTGGCACCACCCGCTCCGCCGTTTATGAAGCCATCGCCCGTGGCGACCTCGTGTCGTTCAAGGCAGGCAAGCGCCGCCTGATCCTCGTCGAGGAACTGCGCGCCTGGCTGAACCGTATGGCGAAGGAGAACGCCCGATGAGCCTCGACCACCTGCTACGCCCATTCCAACTGCGCCGGCTTGTGATGGATCTCGAGCAAGACCGAATCGTCATCGACGCCGCTAACGATGTGGGCACGATCCAGATCGACCTTCGAGAGCTTCAAGCAAACAGGGGCTCGGCAATCCTAGAGAACTTCGATGCGGGCGATAGAGAGCTGATCGACCGATTCTCCAAGGCCGCTTGGAGGGACTTCGAATGACTATCCGACTGATTGACCGTGCCGGCCTTGTGCTGGGCCAGCTCCTATTGCCGGCAACCTTCAAGATCGCCGACTTGGATGCACTGAAAGCCGTGGGCGCCGCCCGCGTGGAGGTGGCGAAATGAGCACTGACACCGTTACCGCTTTATCTGGAATCGCAGACGACGCAATCGAGCAGGTCCGTTACGCGAAGGAGCACGCCCGGTGGCTTGGCGCCCTGATGACTGCGATTCACGGGGAGCTTGAGCCGAGCCCCGCGCTGCTGGAGGCACGCGTAAGCCGTGCGCAGGATTTGGCCAGCTTGGGGCAGTACCTGGCCGACGATCTGGCTAACTACATGGATCGCTGCGCCAGTGAACTGCAACAGCAGGCCGATGCCACGGAGGCCGCCCAATGAGCCGCATCACTGATCGCGAGGCGTTCGAGATGATCCAGCGCAACACCGCGGTGCTGACGAACGCCGGCAAAGGGTTGGAAGGCATCGGCCGGCTATTGGGTGCCGACGAATCGGAGCATCACCTAAGCGACGACGACCGGAGCAGCCTTGCGTATGCGGTGGCCGCGCTGGGTTCGATGATCTACGCGGCCGCCAACGAAGCATGGGGCTACGCCGCCCCGGACAGGGACGAATGGACATGAGAAAGGAATCAGAGAGAAAACCCGAAGCGGTGCTGCAACACCGCCAGGGGCAAACACATTGGACTGCACCAAGTGAGGACTGAACTATGCCATCACACTCCGCAACCGAGCAAGACCGCCGCCTTCTGGAAGCACTGAGAATTCATCCAGTGACGACCATCGAGGCAGCCAACGACCTAGATATCGTCCACCCGCCGTCAACGGTCCGCCGTCTGCGTCGTCGTGGCTTTGATATCCGCACACAATGGGCCTATCAGGCCACCGAAGCAGGACGGCCACCGCACCGCGTGGGGCAATACGTCCTGATGCAAGAAGCCGCGGCCTAGCGGCCATAACGCTGGCGGGGCGCCCTGCCCTGCCAGCCATTGCGCGAGTTCGATATGGCAGGCAAATCAAAGCCCAAATCGGGGCCACCTTTCTTCCGGCTGGAGCGGCGCCTCGTTCAATCGCCCGGGCATCGAGCATTGAGCTTCGTTGCCCGCGTGGTGCTGCAAGAGCTGATGTCTCAGTACAACGGGGGCAACAACGGCGATCTGTCAGCCACGCGCACGATGGCTAGGGAATGGGGGATCGGCTCACCGTCGACGCTACAGAAGGCGCTCAGCGATCTCGAGTCGGCAGGCTGGATCACTCAGACTCGTAGCAGTCTGTTCAACAAGCACGGCGCCCGCTGCGCGCTCTACGCACTGTCCTGGCTTCCGGTAAACGAGTGCCCCGGCAAAGACCTTGAGGTAGGCCCGACTAGAGCACCGCTGCGCCCTTTGCCGACACTGCTCAATTCGATTTCTTCCTGTTCAGAAAATGAACACGTACCGGTTCAGATAGTGAACACGTAGCGAATTCTGTTCGTTCGGGTTTATCCGGTTCGGTTTGGCGTTATCGCCTACGTGTCCAGAAACCGAACCGTAATCGCTGTTCTACGTGTTCAGAAAGTGAACACCCTTTTAGATTCTGCCAGGTATCTACAGATATTCAGGGCAGCAAGTGGCTACAAACGAGGAGCGTCACGCATGACCAACATCGTACCAATCGACCCCGACACCGGGATCATCATCGACCAAGGCGCGCACATCGACGCATTCGGCCAGACGATGCTGCTCGGCATCTTCTCCGACCTCTGCCAGCTACGTGGCGGCGAGATGGAGCAAAACTGCGCCATCGCCCTGGATGGGATCGCGAAGCGCCTGGGCAAACTGCTGGAGCGCTACGAACCATGAAGCCGGGAGAACGCGCACTGTTCGCCAAGATCGCGCCAATGGTCGCCCACTGTGACGGAGCGGTCGCCGCACTCGAGATGTACCAAGCCGACGCCGACCGGGGCGAGCTGGATGCCAAGATGCTGTCGGGGTTCCTGCAGGGCCTGTTCGCTGCGGGCGTGCTCAACGACGAGGATCTGGCCTCGCTCGATACGCGGCGCATTCACTGACCCACCAGACCCCGCCACCGAGCGGGGTTTTTTATGCCCGCTACACCGTCGCGCCGTGCCTTGTCAACATTTGTTGATACGGTTTATTGATACATGTAAACTAGGCTTGCATATCACCTAACTTTACAGGTATCAACGAATGAAGATTTCCGCCCTACGCGAGCAGCGCTCCGCCAAGGTCGCCGCCATGAAAACCCTGGTAGATGCCGCAGCCGCAGAAGGCCGCGATCTGTCTGCCGACGAAACCAAGCAGTTCGAGAGCCTGAAGGCTGAAGAACGCGCTCTGTCCGCTCAGGTTGAGCGTGCCGAGTACCTGGGCGAAGTAGAACGCCGCGCCGCTGGCACTCCGGTATCGGGCGCACCCTCTGCCGACTTCGACCGCCTGGCCGGTTCCGTGAGCGTCACCAAGGTCATTCGCGCTCAGATGGAAGGCCGCAGTCTGGACGGCGCCGAGGCTGAATATGCCAAGGAAGCCGAGCGCCGCAGTGGCCGCAAAGCCGAGGGCGCTTTCGTACCGTTCAACAGCCTGGAGAAGCGCGCCAACACCACCGCGACCGCTCCCGAGCTGGTCGGCACCGATCACCGCGCTCAGGACTACATCGGCCCGCTGCGTGAGGCTCTGCTGGCTCGCCAGATGGGCGTCCGTGTGATGACTGGCCTTCGTGGCAATGTCGCTATTCCGAAGTTCGGCAGCGGCCTCGAAACCGGCTGGGTTACTGAAGGCCAGGCCGTACCAGAAGCGGAAATGTCTTTCGATCAGGTCACGCTGACCCCGAAGCACGTCGGCGGCAAAACCGAAATGAGTCGCCAGCTCATTCAGCAGAGCGCCCCGGCCATTGAACAACTGGTCCGCGAGGATCTTTCGTTCCTGATCGCCAAGCAGATTGACGCCGCGATCATCAACGGTTCCGGTCTGGCTGGGCAGCCGCTGGGCATCCTGAACACTCCTGGCATCCAAGCTGCCGGCGACGTTCCGACTACTTGGGCCGGCGTTCTGGCGATGCTGGAAATGCTCGATGACGTGGATATCAGCAACGGCCGCTGGCTGACCACTGCCGCCATCCGCACCGCCCTGGCTGCTGCTGAGAAGGTCGCCGGTTCTGGTTCGGGCTTCCTGTACGACAACGGCCTGATGGCTGGTTTGGCCCTGGCAGCAAGCAAGAACGTCCCGGCCGGCAAGCTGATCCTGGGTGACTTCAGCCAGGTCATGCTGGGCGTCTGGTCCGAGGTCGACATTCTGGTGAACCCATACGCTGAGCCGGCCTACAGCCGTGGTGGCATTCAGGTCCGCGCAATGGCCACCGTCGATACCGCCGTGCGCCACCCGCAAGGCTTCGTCGTAGCGACCGAGGTCTAAGCAATGGAACGGCGCGCAAGCAATGGGCTGAAGCCAGACGGACGCAAGCTGACCGGCTATGCCGCTCGGTTCAACTCTGAGACGGACCTGGGCGAGTTTGTGGAAGTCATCCGCCCCGGTGCCTTCACCCGGACGCTTGCCGCCGCTTCTGCTGGAAACATCCGGGCGATCTACGAGCACGACGGCAAGTCGCTGCTGGGTCGCCTCGGTGCCGGCACTCTGCGACTAACAGAAGATTCCGAAGGTCTGGCATTCGAGCTGGACCTACCTGATACCACCCTTGGCCGGGATCTGGCCGAGCTGGTGAAGCGTGGCGACGTGGCCGGTTGTTCTTTCGGGTTTCTGCCCGTCCGTGACACCTGGGCCGAAGGCGCGAAGCCCGTCCGCGAATTGCGCGACGTGGATCTGTTCGAGATCACCATTACCGCAAATCCGGCCTATGACGCGACCAGCGTGCAAGTCCGCTCGAAGCTGCCGCGCTCGATTCGCCTGGCCCGTAAATACTTGGAGGCCATCGAATGAGCCTGATTCAACGCCTGTTCAAACGATCCAGCCCCGAGCCGACGACCCCGGCCTATGACACCTATTACGACCGCATTGGCGGCTTTGGTGGCGTGGCTGGCGTAGACGTGAACACCACCACCGCCGAAGGTATCAGCGCCGTCTATGCCTGCGTGGCCGCTATCAGTGAGACAGTGGGCAGTCTGCCGCTCGACGTGTATCGCAACACCGACAACGGACGCGAGAAGGCCAAGAGCCACCCGCTGTACCGCCTGCTGCACGACGCGCCGAACAACTACCAGACCGCCCTGGAGTTTCGAGAGCAGATGCAACGCCACGTCCTGCTGCGTGGCAACGCCTATGCGGAAATCGTGTGGAACCCGAACGGCTCAGTGAAAGCCCTGCTGCCGATGCATCCCGATAGCGTGACTGTCCTGCGCTCGAGCCTGGGCAATCTGGTCTATGACCACACCGATGGCAAAGGCAATCAGCGCCGTCTGCTGGCTGACGAGGTACTGCACCTGCGCTATCACTCGGACGATGGGATTCTCGGACGCTCACCGATTCAGGTAGCCCGCGACACCATCGGCCTGGCACTGGCTGAACGCACCCACGGCGCGAAGATGTTTGAAAACGGGACCAAGCTATCTGGTGTTATCGAGACCGCACCCGGCACCACTAAAGAACAGGCCGGACAGATCCGCGATAGCTGGGCAACTGGTCAGGCTGGCGTGAGTAACCACGGCAAGACCGCAGTATTACCGCAAGGCGCGACGTTCCGCACAGTGTCGCTTTCTCTGGAAGATGCCGACTGGATCCAAGCCCGCCGCCTGTCCATTGTCGAAGTGGCCCGTCTGTTCCGTGTGCCACCTGTGATGATTGGCGACATGGAAGCGGCGAACTATTCCAACGTGGTGGAGCTGGCCCGCTTCTTCGTGACCAACACCCTGCGCCGCCATCTGGTCATGTGGGAACAGGCGATCAACCGAGCGTGCATTACCAATCCGGCGTTCTTCGTCGAGCACAACGTGGAAGGTCTGCTGCGTGGCGACAGCCTTGCCCGTGCCAACTTCTACCAGCGGGGCATTGAAGACGGATGGATGCTCCGTTCTGAGGTGCGCCGCATCGAGAACCTGCCCGCCATCGACGGACTGGACGAAGTTAACAACAAAGTTAACGAGGTGGCGCGTGAAGAAGCGTAGGACGTTAAGTCTTAACAGCACCGCCTGGAAGACCCTCCGCGCTCAGGTACTCGCTGAGGAACCGCTCTGCCGTATGTGTACAGCGCGTGGTCTGGTAGTGCCTAGCACTGACGTGGACCACATCGAGGACAGCCGCGACGACTTCACCGACGACAACAGCCGGGAGAACTTGCAGGGGCTTTGCCATGAATGCCACTCGCTCAAGACGGCCGCGAGTATGGGTAAGAGCGTGACGTGGGGCTGCGACGTGAAAGGCAATCCGCTCGACCCGAACCACCCTTGGAACCGGGAAACCCCGGAAAAAATTCCGGACTTACTCGAAAAATCACCAGCAACCGCCGCAGACAAGACCGCTGGGTCCCTGCTCTTTCAACGCTAACCGCCATGAAAACCACCCCACGCCGCCCCCGCTCAGACAGCGCCAGAGCCGCCATAGCAGCCGCTCAGGCCGTTGCCCTTGGCCCTATAGCGCCGCCTGCGTTTGTGCGCGTGAGCAAGCAGGCTAGACCGTTCTGGAACGCCATCGTGACCGCCCGTCCGCGTGACACCTGGACCGATGCTGACTTGATCCTAGCCGGGAGTCTCGCCCGCGCCTATGCCGATATCGAGGCGCTACAAGATGCCATCGACAATGACGGGCTTCTGGTGGACGGCAAGCCGAACCCGGCGTGCGATCTGCTGGACAAGATGAGCCGCCGCGCCCTGGCAACTGGCCGACAGCTCAAGGTGGACACCATCGCCACCGTGGGCAAAGCCGAGGATCTGACGAAAGGTGCCGCTCTGGAGCGAGACGCACGCGCCCAACTGGACGATGACCTGATCCCCACCTTGGCGACGATGCAATGAGCGCGGTTAGAAGTGATCCTGGCTCACATCTAAATACCTCGAAACCGAGGGATTTAAGCCGCGCCGAGAAGGTCATCAGCTTCGTGGAACGCTACTGCGTCACGCCAGAAGGCGCAGACGTGGGCAAGCCGCTGGTACTGGCTGAGTTTCAGAAACAGTTCATCCGCGACGTGTACGACAACCCCCACGGCACCCGGCGCGCTATCTTGAGCATCGCCAGGAAGTGCGGAAAATCCGGGCTGACTGCCGGCCTGATACTCGCCCATCTGGTCGGTCCTGAAGCCAAGCAGAACAGCCAACTGGTATCGGGAGCCATGAGTCGTGACCAGGCCGCACTGGTGTTCAACCTGGCGTCAAAGATGGTCCAGCTATCGCCGGCCCTGTCCAAGATTGTCCGCATCGTGCCATCCGGTAAACGCCTGATCGGCCTGCCGCTGAATACCGAGTTTCGCGCCTTGGCGGCTGACGGCAAGACCGCTCACGGACTTAGCCCTGCGCTGATTGTTGGGGACGAATGGGGGCAGGTCCGCGGCCCGCAGTCTGATTTTATCGACGCCCTTTTAACAGCGCAGGGAGCACATTCGGACCCGCTGCAAATCATCATCAGCACGCAAGCGGCCTCCGATGCAGATTGGCTTTCGATCCAACTGGACGACGCCCAACGCTCGAAAGACCCGCGCATCGTCTGCCACCTGTACACCGCGCCGAAGGGCTGCGACCTGCTAGACGTTGAGGCCTGGAAAGCGGCCAACCCGGCGCTGGGCCTGTTCCGCTCCGAAGACGACCTGCGCGAGCAGATGCAGCAAGCGGCGCGGATGCCGTCTATGTCCAACACCGCCCGGAACCTGCTGCTGAATCAGCGCGTGAGCCTGGACAGCCCGTTCATATCGCCTGACGTGTGGATGGCCTGCGATGCCGAGCCGGAGCCCTTCGACGGGCCTGTGTATGCCGGCCTGGACCTGTCCGCCCGTACCGACCTGACGGCGCTTGTGCTGATCGGCAAGGCCGCTGGCGTCTGGCAGGTTCGCCCGTTCTTCTGGACGCCGGAACAGGGCATCTTCGAGCGAGCCAAGAAGGACCGCGCCCCGTATGACCAGTGGGCCGCTGAGGGTTATCTGCGAACGACACCCGGCGCGACGGTGGACTATGAAGCCGTAGCGCTCGATATGGTGGAGATCCTAGACGGCCTCGATATCCAGTCGATTGCCTTCGACCGCTGGCGTATGGACGTGCTCAAGAAAGAGTTCGAGCGCATCGGTATCGAGCTGCCGCTAGTGCCGTTCGGGCAGGGCTTCCAATCCATGGCCCCGGCACTCGACGCCCTGGAAGCCGAGCTGCTGAACGGACGCATCGCCCACGGCAACCACCCGGTGCTGTCCATGTGTGCCGCGAATGCCGTCGCCACCAAAGACCCAGCCGGCAACAGGAAGCTGGACAAGTCTCGCCGCACCGGCCGAATCGACGGCCTGCAAGCCCTAGCAATGGCAATGGGCGCCGCCCAAGCCGCAGCCGCCCCCATTGAAATTGATACCGAGGTGTTTTTCGTATGATTACCGTGACCGAAGCCAAGCAGCATTTGCGCGTCATGCACGCCCTGGAAGACGGGCTGATTCAGTTGTACCTGGACGCTGCGACCCGGCACGTCGAGGAATACCTGGGCGACGACCTACCCGACCCGATGCCGGAACCCATTCAAGCCGCCGTCCTGCTGCTCACCGCTGACCTGTACATCAACCGCGAGCGCCAAGCCGACCGCATCCTGTACGAAGGCACGGCTTATACGCTGCTGCTGGCCCCCTATCGTTCCATGGCGGTGCTGTGATGAGAATTGGACGCCGCCGCCACCCGATGGAACTCCAAAAGCTCACCCGCGTTTCCGATGGCATGGGAGGCTGGCAAGAAGGCTGGTCAACCATCGCGACCGAATGGGCCGCAGTCGATAGCGTGTCGGGCGATGAATACTTTTCCGCCGCTCAGTTGCAGACCTTGCTTAGCGCGAAGGTGACGATGCCGTACCGCGCCGACCTAACGACCGAATGGCGGCTGATCTACCACGGCAAGCAGTACAACGTGAAAGCCATCCTGCCGAACAACGATATGTCCGAGATGACCCTGCTTTGTGAGGTCACGAAACTCTGATTCACCCCGCAGCCTGGGCGGCCTACGGGATAGCCAGGACGAGGATTAGACGGGCAGTGCCTCGATTCCGCAAAACCCCGTCACGCTGTGTGGCTAGAATCCTTTCGTGCAATTTGCACGCCTGCCAGCGACAGCAAACACCATCTAGCCGGCGAGAGGCTGCGCTAGATCCTGACCAGAGTGATTCTGGAAGGGGGGAACCGCCCCGTTATGCTTCGCGCTGACGGGGCTTTCTTTTGCACCCACATTGCACCCATGGGCGCAGTGTTCAAGAAGGTGAAAAGTGCTGGAAGGCGCGGAATATATGGCGTCCCAGGCGAGGTTCGAACTCACAACCTTCCCCTTAGGAGGGGGATGCTCTATCCAATTGAGCTACTGGGACTTATTGCGCGGCGCGCATGTTAACGAGCCACGGGGAGTTTGTCATGCCTGGCGATGTTACATCCTAGCTTCAGGCGCTGGGACCATAGCTAAGTGGATAAGTGCGCAATCATCTCATTGCAAATTGCACGGGCGCCCAAGGGCATCCGTGCAAAGCGCAAGCCACTCGCCAAGTTTAGACTCACTAACTTATTGATTTAAAAAGAATAATCTATAAAAAGAAGTTGGCACAACAGCTGCAATATGAGAACTAACCTAACGTGACGCGAAGGATCACGCTCATGATCAAGCCGGTTTCTCTCCTCAGCACTGGACTCGCGTTTGCCGCATTGACTGCACTGCAGTTCTCCTCGGCCGAAACGCAATCACTCCAGTACGAGCCATCACCCCAGCTGACGATCCAGCACACTAGCGCTGTCCAGAACGTCCACACCACTACGCTTAGCACAACAGATACCAGCACTTTGTCTCAACCGCAGCGCTGGGTCTTCTAAGGATCGGATTTATAGCGGATCGTTCCGCAAAGGAGTTATACCCATGTCGAGAATCGCATTTTCTTTGCTCTTACTCACCGCCGCTTGCGCATACGGCGCCTTCCTCAGCCCGTATGAAAGCGACACGCTGAGCGCAATCTCCAAGGCAGGGGTCGCCATTTTCGGCCTGTTCTTCCTGTTCAGCATGATGGTTGGACGAAAGATAAAATTCGATCCGGTGCTGCGCTAGAGCTTTTTCTTCCTGGAGTAACGGGCCTGATCAGGGACTGCATCACAGTAAAGGCACTTTGATAGCACAGCATCTTTACTATTTTCAGCATCGTCGTACAATTGGCGCCAGCAAGCCGTCCTCATATTTTTCTCTTGAGGGCGGAACAGTAGGTACTGGTGGTTGTCAGACCGGTGACTACCCCGGCAATACGCCAGCACGCCCACTTGACTACCGGTTAATTATGCGCCCTATGAAACAGGCAGTTTACTCCAGCCGTACGGCTGACAAATTTGTGGTTCGACTTCCCGACGGTATGCGCGAGCGCATCGCTGAAGTGGCGCGTAACCACCATCGCAGCATGAACTCGGAGATCATCGCGAGACTTGAGCAAAGCCTATTGCAGGAAGGCGCTCTGGATGATGATCTGAGTATGCGCCTAGATAGTCCGGAGCTGTCGCTACATGAACGCGAGCTCCTTCAGCGCTTTCGCCAACTTGCCCATCGTCAGCAAAACGCGTTGATCGCACTGATTGCGCAAGACACTGAGCTGGCAAAAGAGGATAGCTGA